TCACAGCTCACGCACCTGAAGACTCGTGTCACCGGTCAGGTTCAGCGTGACGGCATCGACGGCGCGAGCGTTGCCGTCCAGTGTCACCACATCCCCGGCGGTGATCGTCGGGTCGTACGGCCGGACCAGCTCATAGGTCGCACCGGCTCCGACGTTCTGGCTCAGGATCGTGTCTGCTGCCGCCTGGGCCTGAGATTCGGTCAGCAGCAACGGGGAGGCGAAGAAGAAGGTCGATCGCCCGTACGGGCTCGTTCCCGGCCCGGTGCCCGCGTAGGTAGGCGACGACGGATCCTCATCGATCGCGACCGCCTGGACCGGTGGAGTGCCATCCTGGGCCTCTCCCCGGGCGACCACCACGTTGGGCGGCCGGGTGTCGTAGTCGGCCGACAGCGATGTCAGCGAGTCGATCGGGTACGCCGTAGCCGCGTCGGGGATGAGAGAGCCGATCTGGATCTGGCCAACCCGGTCGTACCAGGCGGTCAGGCTGAAGCTGTCGAGCACGTCCAGGATCTCGGCCCACGGCCCCGTGGCGGTCTCGAGCCCGAAGTTGCGGTCTGCTCCCAGGGTCCGGCCGGTGGCGCTGACACCCGGGTTGATACCGGTCCGGTCGGTCACCACCGTATTGATCATGTCCGCCAGGTCCGTACCGCTCGGAATCGTCAGGACAGTCTCGAACCGGTAGCGGTCCACGTTGTCACTGACGTCGATCAGCCCGACGTCCACCACCCGCTGATCAGCCGTCGTCCGGGTCCGGGCCGAGCTGATCTCGAACGTGCCGTACGGCACGGTTGACACTGAACCGTCAAGAAGTTCCAGACCCAGCTCCACCTCGACCCGCGTGCCGAACGGGGTCAGCAGGTCGCCCGGCCGCTGGGGGAGGTAGGCATCCCCAGCGAAAGTCAGGCTGCCGTCCCACCGGCCGTTACGCCGGGCATCCTGGGTGATCCGGCCGCTGACCGGTTCGAGGTCCTCGGTCACGCCACCGCGCGAGAAGGTGAAGCGGCTCCATCGGCGGTACCCGGTCGGAGTCGCGAGCGCGGCCTGGTGGCGATAGGAGGGAAAGCTGCTGGGCACCTAGACCAACTCCGACCGGTTCGCGCGCTGCTCTCGAGGAGACGCCCAACGGACATTTCCCGGCTCGTAATTGCCGTCCGGATCCTTGCGGTCCAACGTCCAGTAAGGCCTAGGTGAGTCCCACTCAGCAGGGTCTTCCGGGCGGTCGCCAACATCAGCTAAGAAAGCTGTGAAGTCGTCCCATCTTGGGCTACAGATAATTCCTCGGCCACCGTACCTGGCGTAAGCATCGTGGGTCGGACGATTGCACCTGGCTCGCATCGACCCCCAGAGCCGATAAAGAGGGTGATCCGTCAACCCGTGTCTCTGGTTACCAGGAGTCTTCTTCTCCCCCGACTTCAGGCGGAACTCTTTCGAGAGGCACCCGCAGGAAGTTGTATTGCCCGAGCTGAGATTGTCTCCAAACGCCACAATCTCGCCGCCACAGGAACAAGAGCAGCGCCATCTAGCCCGCCCTCTTTTACCGCTCTCTACTCTACTTAGAGCTGTCAATCGACCGTAAGTCACACCCGTTCTGTCCACTGGTTTCATCAGACGAGTGTAACAAAAAGTAGTCCGGTAGCTCGGAAAGTTGCTGGGCATCAGAGGTAGTCCTGGGGATCGTCGGTGGCAGGCCAGGGCTGGCGGACCATGGTGACGGACAGAACCTTGACGCCCGGGGCCGGAGCCCGGACCGTCCACCCGGCCGGGGCATACCAGCCTGCCGTGCCACCCAGCGGCGAGTAGTACACCAGATCATTGGAGAGCATCGCCTCGAGCGCGTTGATCGCCAGGATGCCCTCGACAGCCATGACGAGGCTCATGTCCTCCCCGGCGAGCGTGGTGGACACGGTGTGCAGACCGCCGTCCAGCGGCACCGAATCCACGACCAGCCGGGGGAAGCTGTGCGAGCGATCGGTTACCACCGTCATCTGATCGGTGAGGCTGGCCAGCCGGTCCAGCCCGTCCGAGTAGGTGAAGCTCGGCACCGTCGCTGTGGCGTAGTCGGTGATCCTCAGCTCTGGCACCGCGAGGGGCCCGCCCGAGACCGTTCCGTCCAGCCGGACGAAATGCGCCTCATGGTAGAGCGGGACGTTGCTCGCACTGTCGGTCGATCCGGTCCCGACCGAGCTGATACCGGGAGTGGCCGGGCCGGTGCCGCCACTGGAGTGCGTGTGGCTCGTAGTCGGGGAATCACCCAGGTCACCGGAGGTAGGCCTCTCGAACGAGCTACTGCCGGAGACGCCCACGTTGGTGTCGTGCGAGTGGTGGCCGATCGTGTGACTGTGACTGCTGCCGCTGTGCGTGTGCGTGCTCGCGCCGCCGGTCGAGTTGATCGAGTCGCTACCTGCGTCACGGGCGAACCAGGCCCGCATGTCCGGCGTCCCGCTCCCCCCGTTGCACAGGGTCAGTAGCGGGTCGATGCTCGCGACGTCGCCGAGCCAGAGCCCGATGATCCGGGTCTGAGTGCCTCCGGCGGCGTTGACCAGAACCCGGAGCCGCCGGTTGAGCGGGTCCAGTGAGACCGAGCTGGTGTTACCGCCGCCTGCCGCGTCCAGGGCATTGGTGCTGGCGGTCACCACGTCCATCGGGTGCGTGTGCCGGGGCAGCCAGCGCGGGGTGGACGAGCCGTATCCGGCCTCCTGGCTGGAGCTGGGATTGCTCAGCCCGGTGTTGTTGATCGCGTGGTCGTGGTTGATCCCGGTATGGGTGTGCGAGTCGATCGAGTGCAGATGCGTCGCGGTGCCGGTCTGGGCCCCTCCGTTTCCGGCCGCCGCCGCACCCCTGAGGAAGCGGCCGGAACTGGAGGCATCAGTGTCCCAGCCGGACACAGCCTCGGTCGCCCAGCCGAGGATGCCGACAGGGTACTGCGCAGGTGTGCCGTCCGACTCGACCCAGATGACCTCGCGGGTCAAGGGGAGGTTGTTCGCCGAGCTGGTGTCCGGCTGAGTCAGGCCGGAGGCCACCGCGTCCCGGGAGATCGTGTTGGCTGGCCGGGTGTGCGTGTGCGGCTGGTCGGCCTGAGGCTGGCTCGCTCCGTTGAACCGCGCCGATGTCGTGCTCGAGTTGCTGCTCCCCGTGGAGCCGCCGACCGGATGCGAGTGTGCGGCGATGGTGTGAGCGTGAGCAGCGGCCATCGTGTGATCGTGGCTCGCCGCTCCACCGGTCGTGCTCGGAACACCGGTACCGGTGGCACCGAGCGGGTACCGGGTGTCCAGCGCGGTGACCCTGGTCCAGCCGGACGGGATCGACGCGGCAGTGCCCGGCCAGCCGAGGATCATCCCCTCAGGGATCGTGTCCGGCAGCTCCACGAAAGTGGAGACGTATCCCCAGTAGCGGACCGAGTAGGTGATGTCGCAAGGCTCGCTTGACAGTTCACAGTCAGGTCCGGGCACCGGCTGAGGGTCGAGCTGAGGGATGGCCAGGTCCAGGTAGCTGCCGTTCAGCCCGTCCGGGATCGTTGCGATCCGTTGCGTGTCGTTGCAATCGGTCCGCCAGACCTCGGTGACAACGTAGTCGTTGTCCCACTCCTGACCGCCCGGGTCGCCCCAGGTGATCCGGTACCCGTCGCCCTCGCGCTCGACGGTGATGATCGGCGGGCTCGGCGGCGGCACGGTGTTGCTGATGGTGAAGGTAATGACCTCGGAACGGGCGAACGGGTCGGCCCCACGGATGGTGGAGCGCACCCGGAAGGTCGCGGAGTAGACGCCATCGGGGAGGCTGGACGGGCTCAGCAGCTCGGTCGGCGGCGTGCCGGACCCGCTCTCGGCCAGGATCGGCGCGCCCAGGCTGGTCAGCGTCAGGTTCCAGTCGAGCGCGGGCAGCCCGTCGTAGGCCACCGCCCCGAAGTAGAAGACCGGCTGGTTGGTGTCGGTGATCGTCCCGCTCGACTGGTCTACCCCTGCGTTGTCGCGCACCTCGGCGTCGTAGTCCGGCTCAGCGCGGCAGTCGACGTCGACATAGCACTCGGCGGTACGTAGCTCGGCTCCTCCCCCGGACATCAGCGAGACGTAACCACCGCCGATGTTCAGGTCCGCCAGCGCGCCCGCGTCCGCGAGACCGAACTCCGCGTCCTGATACCAGGAGCCCGAGTATTCGGCGAAGCTGGTGTCAGCTACGAACGTGTCGAACGAGATGTAGTCGGCAGTGCCCCGGCCGAGGTCGATGTCTTCGCTGACCGTGCCAGCGTCCGAGCGGGCTCGCACCCGGCCGCGCACGCGGTGCCGCTGGTGATTGGCCGGAGGTGTGTGCGATCCGACCCTCAGGTTCCAGTTGTCGCCCTCGTCCGCAACGTCGAAATCGATGTAGGTGGCGTCGTTGTCGTCCGAGGTGATCGCGTGCAGAGTGCCGCCGGGAACGGCGGTCGCGGCCCCGGACTTGCGGGTCGAGACCGGCCGGAGAACATCAGTTTGCACAGCGCCACCTTATCCCGGAATGACAGGGCATCTCAGATCCCCACATCGGCGAGCTGGGGAGCGGGCTCCGGGCCGGTGCCGATGAACTGAGCGGTCACCTGCCGGATCCGGCCGATCTTGATGATCCGGACCGACTCGGCGACCGGTGCGGCCCAGACCTCCTCGGCGTCGCTCGGCGAGATCAGCACCAGCGGCCGGGCCAGGATCGCGTGGAGCGTGGCCAGGTCGGCCTCGTTCTCAACCGCTGCCGTCATGGCCAGGTTGCGCGCGCCCGGGGGAGCGGTCGTGACGAACCGCGAGCCCATCACGCCGCTGGCGGCGGTAAACGGGCGGTCCACGTCCCAGTCGAACTTGCCCAGGATCGGGGCCCACATCGGCCCGTCCGGCCCGGTCGTGCGGATCAGGTGCTCGTCGTCGTCCCAGGTGAAACAGAACTCCTCCGGCTCCGGCGGCGGGACAGCCTCCTCGATCATCTGGATGAAGGCCACCTCCTCGAACGGTGGCTCCTGGGTCGTGCCGTCCAGGGTGCCTGAGCTGGAACTCGCACCGGAGACGTTGGCGTTGTCGGTGTTGATCAACGTGTGCGTGTGCGCCGTGGTGGCGATGGCGACCGTGGCCGTAGTGCTCGCCGTGGTGCTGGTGACGGTGGCAGCCCCGGCCGAGCTGGCGTGGTTGTGCGTCCCGCCGGTATGGGTGTGCGCTCCACCGGTATGGGTGTGCGGGCTGAGAGATCCGCCGGTCGAATCAATGCTGGCGGTCGCTCCCCGGGGGTAGAGCCCGAACATGTCCGGCGTGCCGTTGGTCCCGTCGCAGAGCTGCCAGTTTCCGGGGATGGATCCGAGCGACCCGCGCCACGCGCAGATCAACCCGACCGGGAGGTCCGGTACGCCCGAGGTGTTCTCTTTGACCCTCAGGTTCCGGTAGGGAGGATCGAGCGCGCCAGAGGCCCCGGAGTTACCGCCGGAGCCGGACGCCAGGGCAGCAGTGGTGCCGGACGAGACGGTGATCGGGTGACTGTGGTTCGCTGCCGAAACCACCGAGCCGGACCCGGCGGCCGGTGCCAGGGTGGAGCTGGTGCTCCCCGTGTTGGCACTGGTGTGCGTGTGCGCGGTGCCGGTGTGGGTGTGCGCGTCGATCGCGTGGACGTGACTGTCGAGCGCGCTGGCGGTCGTCGCCCCACCGTTACCAGCGGCGACAGCACCCTTGAGGAAGCGGTTCGTCGCGTTCGCGTAGTCGGTCCATCCTGACACTGAAGTGTCAAGGTGCATCCCGAGTGCACCATCCGGCACACCCAGCGGCGAGCCGTCCGACTCGATGAAGATGACGTCCAGCCGGGCCGGGTCGTTGTTCTCAGTGTCGGTGCCGGGGGAGCCGGAGCCGGAGGACACATTCTCAGAGTCGGTGCTCGGCCGGGTGTGCGTATGGCTGGTCAGCACCTTCAGCGCACCAGCGGTGTTCGGCGCGTTGACCGTCCCCGTCGCGGCGGCGGTGTTGGCTCCGGTCCCGTGCGAGTGATTGGTCGCGTGCGTGTGGCCGGGCGTCGTGTGGGTGTGGCTCGCGTTTCCGCCGGTCGTCCCCGGTTCAGTGGTGCCGTCCGGGATGCCCTTGGTGTATTTCGAGTCGAGCGCGGTTACCCGGTCCCAGCCTGCCGGGATCGACGCATCGGTGTCCGGCCACATGACGATCGCGCCGTTCGGAACACCGGGGTTGAACCCATCGGACCAGTTGCTGATCTGGAGCTGGCCGTCGATCCGGCCTACCGTCCGGGCCCGGTAGTAGGAGCAGCACTCCTCGGGGACGTGATCGCAGCTCGCGCCCATACCCACGCGCGGCATCGAGTAGTCGATCCAGGTGTCGCACTCGCCGGTCTCGAGCGGCCCGACCATCGCGATGGTGGTCAGGTTGGAGTCGCAGTCCACCCGCTGGATCTCGATCCAGCCCTGCTCGTCGTCGAAATCACCGACGAACGGCGCACACACCTCGATCTCAAAGAAAGGCGAGTCGGTCTCAGGTGTCACTACCGGGTTGTCCGGCTGAGGCACCAGGCCCACGGAGACGGTGAAGTCGATGGTCTCTTCAGCGCTGGAGTACTCGGTGTTCGCGCCCAGCGTGGACCAGATCAGCAGGTGTGCCGTGTACGCGCCGTTGTCCAGCGGGTCGGTCTGCCGGTTGACGGCAGCGCCGGACACGATGCCGGTGTCCCAGACGATCGTCGCGCCCTGGGTCACCCAGTACCGGTACTGACGCGGAGCCAGCCCGTCCAGGTCGATGGCGTCCGCGCGCACGACCGGCTGGCTGGTGTCGCTGATGACCACGCTCGGCGTGCCGGAGCCGTCCAGGATCTCCGGGTCGAACGTCGGAGCCAGCCGGGTATCGACGTCCAGGTACAGCTCATTGATCCGCAGCCCGGCCGACTGCCCCGTGACGTAGGCGTAGAGAACGGTCGAGCCGTCAGCCGGAGCGCCGGTACCCCAGGAGCCGGTGACCGTGGAAGGGGAGGAGGAAAACTGGGCCGCTGCTCCGGCGACCAGTACGCCGCTGCTCAGCCGGACCGACCACCAGGCGTCGCCATCTTCCCCGCGCGCCCGGAGCCGGACCTGGTGACGGCGTTCACCGGCCGGTGGTGCGTCCGCCGGGGTGGCCAGGATCATCGGCGAGCCGTTGCCCTGCCAGAGCGCGTACGTGGCGTCATCATCGTCGGACGTCACACCATGCAAGGTGCCTGCCGGTTGGGCCAGCCAGTCCACACCGGAGACGGTGGAGCTGGGCCGCAAGATCGTCGTTGTGGCCATGTCCTACCTCCCCTATTGGACCAGTGTTGCTTGACCGAGCCGCTCGAGGATCGCCTCAGCAGCTTCCTCGCCAGCTTCCCGGCCGGATCCCTGGACCACGATGGCACCCGGGGCGATGGTCAGGCTGATCGTGTTGCCCAGCGAGGCCCCGTCACCGCCGCGTGTCTGTCCGGCACTGAACGTGGGGAGGTCGGCGGTGAATCCGCCCAGATCCTTACGGATGTCGGACATCCCGCTCTGAAGGCCCCGGCTGAAACCTTGCATGACCATCCGGCCCGACTCTTCCAGGATCTTGCGGTCCACCTCGGCCGGGCCCTTCCAGTCCGGCAGCATGCTGGTCAGCGACGAGAGCAGGCCCCTGACCCGGGCAAATCCCGACTGGATCCCGCTGATCAACCCGTCGATGATCCGGCGTCCGGCACTGGTCAGCCAGGAGCCAGCCGAGCCGAACATTCCGAGGATGGTCGCGCGGAGCCCGGAGATGATCGACCTGATCCGGGCCACACCATTGGAGGCGATGCTGGCCATGGCGCTCCAGGCCACCTGCCAGTAACCACGGATGGCCGAAGCCGTCCCGCTGATCACCGAGCGGATCCCGTTCATGGTCGCGCTGACCGCAGTCCGGATGTAGTTCGTGACCGCTGAGACGATCGATCGCAGTGCATTCCAGGTGCCCTGCCAGTCGCCGCGAATCGCAGCCGAGACCGCCGCGATGATGCCCCGGATAACGGCTATGCCGGTGGATACGTAATTGACGATGAGTTTCCAGGCGGTGCCGACGACAGCAGAGATTACCTGCCAGACCCCGGTGAATATCGGGATCAGGGGAGCGAACACCGCCGCTACCGATGCGCCGAACGCCTGGATCCAGGCGATCGCTCCCTGGATCCAGGCTTGTGCGTCGATAAAGAACTGACGGACGGCCGGATAGACCGACGCCAGCCAGCCGAGCAATTGCCCGAGTGCTGTCAAGGTGCTGGCGATGAAGATGAAGAAGTCCCGGAAGAAGACCGCCGCACCGGGTCCACCGGCCGCGATGGCCTCGAACATCTGGGAGAGCCCGACACCGAGGATCGGCAGCAGGTTCCCCAGCTCGACCAGGAACGGACCGGCCGAATCGATCAGCGCCTCGAGACCCGGTAGTGCGGCGGTCACCAGACCGGCCAGTCCGGTGGTCAGCGATTCCAGTGCTCCCGATTCGGCGAGCCCGGCGAACATCTCCCGGAACTTGGGCCCGATCGTATTGACCAGGCTACCGATGGTCTTGAGTGAATCCACCAGGGCCGGGAGTAACGGCATGGCAGCCCTGGAAAATGTCCTCTTGAATGTCTGACCCAGGTTGTTGACGGTATTGTCCAGTTCGAGGAAAGCTTTACCGTCCTCGACTTCTTTCTTGACGTCGGCCAGCGCCTGCCGGGCCTGAGCCAGATTACGCAGCGACGTGGCGGATCCGTTTCGCGCTGCGAACTCCGCATCCTTGACCGCCTGTTGAGCTTCCTTCAGCTCTTTCCTGGCTTTATCCCGGTCGCTCTTACCGCCGAGCAGTGACGCGGCACCGAGTGCCAGGATCCCCGCACCGGCAGCCGTGATGATCGCTCCGGTGAGCAGAGCGCCCAGAGCCGGAGCAGCAGCGGCCACGATGCCAGCGGCGATTGCCACCCCGACAGCGGCCAGCACCGGGTTAGCACTGGCCACCGATGTGAGCGCGCCCAGGCCACGGTTGAAAGAGCCGATGAACTGAGCAGCGCTACCGGCCCCGGCAGCAGCCCCGGCAGCCCCGCCCATGGAGACGAACTTGCCTTTGGAGTCCCGGAGCCGTCCGTCCGCTCCACGGATGATGCCGTCTCCGAGATCGCGTCCCGCATTCTCGCCGGACCGGATCACCGAGTCCCGATCGACCTGGATCTCCACCGGGTCTATCTGAATGTCGGAGAGCGCCATGTTCAGATCGCGCTCGGTCTGCCGGGCGAAGCCGCGAACGTCTCCTGTTACCTCTACGCTCGCTGCCCCGACGTCCGTCACGTGCCTACTCTATCCGCCCTCTAAACACGGGGTTAGGGGGCATCTGAGTTAGAATGCCTGATCATGGATGTATCACGGGCTCAGCTCTCAAACCTCGGCGATGCCGTGGTCCTGGTGGATCCGTCGTTCCCGTGGGAGGTGCTGGTCCGGCTGTCCGAGGATGCCGATCGCCCGGAAGTGCTGGAGCTGCACGTCGTCGCGGACCCGCAGAACCCTCAGCCGATCACATCGACCGTGCTGTCCCAGATTCCGATCCGGCAGATCGCTAGCGTGGCCGCCAGCGCGATGAAGGGGGAGGGTGAGGCCCAGTACCGGATGCTCGCCCAGCCCAAGCCATCAGGAGCGCGTAGCTGGCCGGAGGAGCACTACCAGCGGGTCAGGCGGGTGGCGGCCTGGGCACGCGCGACCGGACGCCAGGGCGGGGCCGCCGGGGCCGTGTCGGAGTTCTGGGGAGTGCACTACCGGACGGCCCGGCGCTGGATCTCACACCACCAGTAGGCGGCTTGGTCCCCTTGGCCACGACACCGCCTTTCGGCTTGGGCCCGGCGATGGCCTCGAACTGGCTGACCACCTTCTCCCGGTCCACCTCGCGACGTCGGCCCGGCATCGGCTTGTCGAGCAGAGCCAGGAACTTCTTCCGGGGCTTCTCCTCGAGCGCGTTCACGACGATGCCGTAGATGGCGTCCAGAGCAGCCCCGATCGGCAGCACATCCCAGCGGAAGCCCCGTTCGGCCAGCCGCGCGCCGATGCCGACCCAGTGCTCCTGTGCGAACAGGGCCAGGATCAGTGCCGCCTGGAACGGGCGTCCGGTCGCCTCCTCGATCGTGTCGATGAAGGTCTCTTCCAGCTCCTCGCCGGTGATCTCGCCGGACAGCAGCAGATCCTCCAGCTCCCCTTCCCGGCTTGATCTTAAGATGTCAATCAGGCCGGACGGGCTGGCCGAGGTCAGGATCGGCCACCAGTCCACGGCAGGCATCGGGGGGACCTCGAGAAGAAGTCCCCCCAGCTCTACCTCGATGGCCCAGCAGCGCATGGAAGCGAGCGGGTCAACGTCCACGGTCAGCCGCGCTCGCCCTCGAACAGCGACGGCTTGACCGGAGCACTGCCGGTCGCGAACAGCGGTGGCTTGACCACGGTGTCCGGCCGGGCCATCGGACCCGCGTGGCCGGTGTCGTGTTTGATCCCCGCGCGGACCGCTGAGTCCTTAGCCTGAACGAGAATGTTGAGCGAAGTGGTCAGCTCGGGCGAGTCGGTGGCGATGTTGAGAATGGTCTCCACGGCGGTCTGATAGAACGGCCGGGAGTAGTTCTGGAGCGCCTCGGGGAGATGCTCAAATACGAGCCACTGGAGCGCGTCACGTACTCCGACATGACGGCCCTTGGTGACCGACAGCGCGTGCTCACGTGTGCCGAGAATTGCTGCCCTGCCGAGCTGCTCCATCAGCCTGCCTTCTTCCTGGTCGCTTTCTTGGGCTTCTTCTCAGCGGCCCGGCGGTCGGCCCGATTGGCCGAGTCGCCGAATGCCTTCATCGCGAGCGTGACCAATCCGGCCGCTTCCCGGAACCCGATCGTCCCGTCCAGCATCTCGTCATCTAGCCACTCGATATCGACGCGGTTCAGGATGATCGAATCGATGATCTTTCGGAGCCGCTCGAGCGCGGCCATGACCGTCTCGCCGTTCCAGTTGTTGTCCTGCTCCGGTGACTGGAGCCGCTTCAGGATCCGCTGCCACACCAGGATCTGCTCCGGGCTCGGCATCTTCACCCAGATCATCCGGCCCTGGAACTCAACCTCACGCTCCGGGATCCTGGTGTCGAGCTGCCCCGTTTCCGCAGGTGTCTCGTCAGTCATCCTGCCACCCTACTCCAGGATGAAGGGGCATCTCAGCGCGGCCAGAACCAGCCGACCGCCAGCGCCAGCAGCGCCAGCCCGATTACCAAGATGACGATCGAGCGGGTCATCGGACCGACACCGAGAAACCCTCCTGGGGAGCAACCTCCTGGAGAGCTGTCCGCAGGTACGGGCGTCCCGCGCGGGCAGGCTGGTGCACCTGCGTGGCGTAGACGGTCCGGCCGTCGATGGTGAACTTCAGCTTTCCACCCGGCCGCCTGGCCCGGATGGTCAGCGCACGGCGGCCCTCGTGCACGGCGGCGGCATAGCGGGCCCCGTAGGTGATGCCGCCGATGACCAGTGATCCCCGGTCCGAGCCGAGGTCCATCCGGCCGCTGGCCCGGAGGTTCCCGGTGTCCACCGGGCAGAGGATCTGTGACCTGGTGAAGGTGCGCCGGACCACCCGGTTGACCTTGGTCCGGGCCTCCTCCATGCCGACACCCTGGAGCTTGGCCCGGTCGATCCGAAGCGAGTACGCCATGAAGTTGAGATTACCGCTTGACACCTCCCCGGCATGGCGGTAATGTTCTTCTCGTAAGGCGAACAACTCCACAGCGGTACGGCAGGGGGACTGAGCTTCCAACTAGCGCCAGCACGCAGGGATGAGGAAGCCAGCCAGGGAACCAGTAGAGCCCCACGGGGCGGTAACGGAAAACGCAGTCGGACACGATGAGTCGGAGATCCGAGCAACTGACGACCGTAGGCCAGACCTCCCTAGCACTTCTTCCGTACCGCTGAAAAGAAAACGAACGGTGAGACTCCCGGGGAGGTAGTTCTTGAGAACACTCCGGGCTCGCGCTCACCGGCAATACTCCGGGAGGGTAAGGGTTGCCCGAGACCCCAATCCTGGATTGGTAACAGGAACGGCTGGGGTACGCGGACCGGGTCGACACGGGAAGCGGGGAGAAGCCTAGTACCGTCGCGTAGCTCATCTGGCAGAGCGCTCCCCTCACCGGGAGAGGCAGCGGGTTCGAATCCTGTCGCGACACGGTTCGTCAGTGATGCAAACCTGAAAGCTCGGCTCGTTCCAGCGAGATAACGGTAGTGGTCGATGACCGCCGTGAGAGTGAGTACGGCCAGCGCTGATGAGGTCCGGTCTGGAAGCCGGGCAGCGCGGTACGTAGGTAGCTGGTCCTGGACCCTCCGGGGTAGGGACTGGTGCCCGGGGCGGGTCCGGGTCGCGCACGGTTCGGCCATGGATCCATAATCCGGAAGCTGGGCAAGGGAGGTGGCCTTCCCGACTGGTCCCGTCCGGGCTCGGCCACGGACCCGGACGGGTCCAGGTGTAGTGCCACGTGCGTTTAAGGCGCGCCGAGGGAGGCATCCCGGAGCGACCAGGGGCAGAGCCTGGAGTGGCAGCGTTGACCCAGGACACGGGCTCCTGGGCGGTCTTGGTGGCAGTCCATAACAAGTCACTAGTCGTGCCGGTCCAGCCAGCCGGGGCGCAAGCCCGGTCCACACCCAGAAGCATGACGTGGCCGGGATGCGATGGTGAGGGAGCGACAGTACGCGGCACGCCGAGACCGCCAGGGGCTGGATAGCACCTGGAACAGGCCGGTCCCGCTGGACAGTACGGCTCCCGAACCAAATCGACATGGCGTCTGTAGCTCAGTGACAGAGCCCCCGAAGTACAAGGGGCGACCCCGGTTTGATTCCGGGCAGGTGCCCCACTTCTTAGATCACCTTCAAATCACGGTCCTCTGACCGCTTGTGATCATGCGGGGTTCGCCTGTAAGGTTGGCCCTAGAAATAGCGCGGCCCCCCGGATACGGCATTAATCCACCGGGGGGTCGCTGCTGTCAGGATGAAGTCTCGCCAGCCTCGGCGCAATCACATGCCGGGCCCAGGATGGTCACCGGGATCACGCCACCGACACAACC